AGCGGTGATACGGCATTATTTTTTACTGCCTTTTCCTGTTCACATTCATTCCATACTTTTAATAAGGCTTGCTGAACGCTTATGCTATCTGGATAAGCAGTTTCTTTTTGTATTTCTTCAATTCTTTTTGTGTTCATATCTATTTAATTTAGTGTTTCAATTCCGTAAAAAATAACGACCGCATACCGCCAGCCGTTAGGCAACAATATTACAACAAATTACTATTTTGTGTTCAGTTTTTTATATGTTGTAAAACATACAATCACTATTTAGAGTTGGTATAAATAAGGCCCAAATTAATGAGCCTTATTGTTGTTGCAGTAGTGCGTGTTTGCGCTTTACGGCCTCTTCGAGCTCTTTAGTGTGCTTTTCAATGTCTTCCAGAACGTCGCACCGATTAATTATCAGGCAAGCCATAACGTGTTCAGGTTTCAAAAAAGGTAAGTAAGATACAAAATCCCACTGTTCGGCCTCGCATACTACCATTGAATGAATAACCTGCCAATACTCTTTGATATTCATTTCTTTGAAGTCGGCTGGTGTTTTCAATCTAAGGCAAGCCATATGAGTAGCCAATGAACGCCGGCATTTAATTTCAACGCCTCCACTTTTGCGTGTAAATAAAGCGTCTGGCGAAGTGATCACATCGTTAGGCCAACGATCGGAGACGCATAATCCAACGGTGTATATTTCTTCGTCGTATTTCTTGGCGTAGTATTCCCGCGCCATAGGTTCCATCAAGGTCCCATAATCGCCATTTATGCCAATTGACGGAGTATAATCGGAGTAAATTTGTTTCCCGGTAGCCTGTTCAATTTCGTAACTCGAAAACTCAAAGAACGTTTCTGCTGCCTTTTCTGCAATTAATCCTAGATAGCCCTTGGTAGTTTTACCCATGTGCAAATCACTTGCTGTGCTTCCGGTAAACATACCAATGCGAGCGGAAAACCACTCTTGGCTCCCCTGCTCGCAATCGATAATTTTAAACATTCAAGGTTGGCTCTTCGCCTTGTTTTTTCCCTTTAATGACTTCCGGCGTGGGAGTTTTTTCTCCAAACATTTCTTCAGGTGTCGAGTCGCCATCCTTTAGCGACTGCATCATGCCGCGAAGGTCGGCAATTTGTTCTTTTCCAATTTGATTAACAGAGCGCAATCCAATTGCCTTTAATACTTGCTCTTCAGTTACGGCATAGGTTGACTTAAAGAAGTCGATCGCCTTTGTCCTTGCAGAGATTAACTTTGTTTCGTCGCTCAAGTCACCTGTTACCATTTCAATTGATGCCTTGTAGGATGAATCTGTTATGGCTTTAGGAACAACATTAAAAACAGCGTTACGAAACGCAATTGAGTTGGCTGCATTTCCTGTTACGGTAATCATATCGTCGTTAAACCGTCCAAATTTACCAACAATCGAACGCCTTACTTCGACTTTACATGCGTAATTTGTCTCCAAGTCAAAACAGACGGCCTCAGAAATAATTTGTTTGTCTGTAATCTGTTTCACCCTTGCATCAACGCGAATATTACCGTATTGCTGTGCGATAATTCTAGCAAGGTGAACGGATGGACCACTTAAAGATTTACCGCCTCTAGGTAGCGCGTAACGGCAAGCCTCGGCGGTGTCTTTATCCATTGTCACAATAGCAATACAAGCATTTTGCACCCTTTTTAAGTCGCGCGGGTATCGCTTTGCTGTTGCAATTTGGATGTCATACTCTGCCCGCTGTTGTGCCTCGATAACTTCAACCCCTACTGATTGGATTACTTCTAATTCTTCACTCATAGCGTTATTGTTAATTAATTACATTGCAAGTTACTTGTTTTTGTTGATGTTGCGTAGTGATGGCGTATGTTGTAGAACATACTAATCAATACCATAAAAAATTTCAACTGCATCCTTTATGCCATCAGTATCAATCGGAGATATGGCAATTTTAACCTCACCAAATAAGAAGTATAACTCCTTCCATTCGATGTAAGTCTCAGAAATCTCCGCTTCTGCTTCTGCCAAATGCACTTCGAAGTTACACCACAATTCAACGCATGGAATAATTGGAACTGAATCTTCCATTCCGTAGGTTGATCTTGCAGCAAGGTAAATCTTTTTGCCTATTTCCTCCGCGGTTGGAAACTTTTCATTGTTGTAACTGCTTCCGGTTACGAATGCAACAGCCTTCTGTATGTTGTGTTCAGTGTGGCTGTTAATGTTTGTTAGATGATCTCTTAGTGTCATTGTGGTTTGGTGTTTAAGTGTTTACAATTTTACGCAATTATCGGTTTGTTGGTGCGTTTGAATGTATGTTGTGCAGCATAAAATAAAAACGATTTCAATATGCTAAAACCCTTCTACCTCGGTTAATACTTCTTGCCAATATTCTACTTGACTTGCCCAAGTTGCATTATATCTATCATAACTTTCTGAACATTCTATTAATTCAGTTATTGCGATATTACAACATATTTTAGCAGTTCTTTCTCGTTGCTCTATTGTATCATCAGAGGCTAATGTTCTATAGTTTTCAAATAACTGTTTTGCTTTTTCTTTAGATGTCATTTTGATGTGTATTAAATTTAATAATTAATAAAAGGAAGCCGTTACATCACCTTTTTCTTTTCGATTGTGAATTCTTTGAATTTGATAGGAAACTTTAGCGACTTCAACGAGTGGTAAGGCCAGCCTTTAGCAATGCAAAGTTTTTTAAAGTTTCCCCATGGTTCTGATCCGGGGGAAACGATTATTATTTGTCTAGCCATTTATCTATTTGTTTTTTTGCTTCACGTAATGTTTTAAAATCTTTAGTTAAATTACTACTATAGTTGCTGTAATAAGCAGTAAACAAACCGTTTGTCCCTTCAATAATCTGTCTATTCCTGTATGTAAATTCATTTTTCATAGCCGTGTTTTTTTCGTTTGTTTTGATATGTAAATATACGTCATATATTTCTAATTGGTGCTTAGAAATACAATTATTTTCACTCAATATGCTAATTTATAGTGATTCTAAATAGTGAATATAGGCAATAAAAAACCCCGACTTCGCAGCCGGGGTAAAACTTAAACCAATCGCTATGAACCTGATCTTAACAATTTGCCTCCGATAAATCGAAAGGCTTTATTTCTTTGATTTTGTTTTGCAGTCAAACTTTACGAGGGTTTACTTGCTGTGACAAATATAGGCTATTTCTTCAACAACCAAAGCAAAACGAGCAATAAAGGTAGGATTATTGCAGAATAAAATTTGTATTCATTCCAGAATAACACCCATTTACTAGGATTGTCAACCAATTTCGGAGGTAAATAAATAGTTTCGCCATGGATTGTCACTGTGTCTCTAATTACTTTGGCCGGTTGATTTGCCTTGAATCGTAACAATTTGTATTTATCAATCCAATAAGATAATACCAAGTCACTTGAATCACTTCTAAAGGTGTAAATAGTATCTTTTTTTAGCCTTAAAAGCGAGTCTAGGTAAATTGCTACGGTTGCGCTGTCTGGTTTAACCTTGACTTCATAAGGCACACTTACGGAATACGGAACTTTGACCGTATCGACGCCGTATTGGCCGAACTTATCGGTGCATCGCTGGTAAGTTACGCAAGAACCAAGCAGCGAAAGTGCAATAATGCTAAGTAGGATTTTCACCGGTGTTGTTTTGGTTCTTTTCCCATATTGTAAAGCCGAACAAAGCCGCCCCAGTAGTGAAGCACGCAACAATTACGCTCAATTTAGTGCTTTCGGTTATTGTCAGGATCGTCCACCACGATACAACAGCAGTGCCGATTAGGATAAATGCACCAATAACGCGTTTGCTCGACACGTCGGACTTGCCAGAAAACATGTTTTTTAAAAAATTCATTTTGTTTCAAATTTAGGTGAAACTTTATTGTTTGTCATATAGAACGCCTCGCTACGGTTATGTCCAATACGCTTTTTCGAGACATGAATCCAATATACATATCCGCTTCCTTCCGATCCTTTGCGCTCAAAAATAACTTGATCGCACCAAAGATGGTTTTTAATGTATCGAAATACCAACTCAAGGTTCGGTAATTGAATGTCGGCCGCCTCGCCTTTGCAATGTTGGCTAGTTGTGCTACCTCCGATTGATTTATTTAGCGTCAAAGATCGGTATCCGGATGAAATATGCACCGGCCCAAACTGATTACGAACCTTATCGAGAATTTCAGAACACAACAATTTAGCGTTATCAATTGCATCTTGAGATATTGCCAACTGATTTTTCATTAAGCCTTTTCGTTGCGCTGTATCTGAATCAATAAATTCATGCAGCGTGAAGAATTGTCCTATCTTAGTTTCTTTTGCTTCGTCTATTGTCATAGTGCTGTGTAATTTTCAATTGTTGCCCCGAAATAGGCAAAAAGTTGCCTGTCTTCTTCGTTGATGTATTGTAGATAAAGGCAGTTGCCATCTTGCTGCGACTCGACTGGTATTTGCTCATTAAAGCGAATCATTGCAAATTCAGGATAATCAATAAGCAAGGCTAGGTAGTTGGCATCGCTTAGCAATACGCGAACTGGCCTAGCCTTGTGCAGCCACGATGCGTCAAACTCAGCAAGGCGCTGCGCTTCTATGTCAGCAATTTCTGATAGCGTTAATTCAACTACTATAGGATTACCGTTATTATCCTGAATAATCTTTATCATTTTTTACGAATTATTATCCTAGTTCCAGCGTTGAGAGTAGCCGAAGATGTCCTTAATTCCAGCCTAGTAATAGGCAACGAGATAGCATTATCTCTAGTTGAATTTGGCAGAACAGCAATTCCTACAGTAGCATAATCAGCTGTTGCTCGAATTGAATTTAACTTGCAGAAAATTGCTTTAGTTGTAATAAAAAGTTCAAATATTTGTCTGAAAACAACCCCTGCTGTGCCGTAAAATGCAAAGTTATTACCCGTAGCATTTATGTATATGTTAGTGGTATCATTAAGAATTAAATACAAATAAGGACTACCAACTGCAACTCCACCAGCAACATCGATTTCAAATTCAGAAAGGTCACCAAAAGATAAAGGTATGCCGTTCTTGTCAAGCGTAATAACTACAGATGAAGCAGGCGAAGGCACGGTCATGTCTAGTATTATTTTATCCTCCAACACAGCCACTCGGCTATTAATCGCATATACCTTGCTAACCAATTTTTGCAAGTAGCTTAGCACACTCTTAGCGGTTGCGCCCAACCATGTGGCTTCGGCTGCTGGTATTATTCCACCAGTTGCATCGGATTGCAGTGTAGTTATTTGTGTGTTGGCAAATTCAGGTGAATCGGTTTGTTTTAATTCAGTCAGTCTATTGACTGCACTAGTAGAAGGGTAATCAGTTTCGCTATTGGTTAGTGTTGTTTTTTTGTTGGCTACATTTTCAGGAGTAAAACTAAGCGGGGTGGGGATCGTTTCCAATACCTCCGTTAGTCCTGTAATCGCCTCAATTGGGTGTGCATCTACAGCATCACGCCCAGTTAGTAGGTTGTGAATAGCAACCCCTGATTTTCCAAAAACAACGGTAGCATTGATAGGCGTAGCAATAGTTACCACTGCACTAATCTTAGCACCGTCGAACGTTGCAGTTCCTACTATTTGCCCTTGTATGGTTACGTTGCCTACCATTTTTCTTCGTGTCCTACGGTATTGGCTATAATCGCGCTTATTGGAATAATTCCGATCGGAGCCCAATTACTTCCGATCCACGTCTTTGCTTCCAGTTGAAGTTTACCGGCATTAATATCTTTTGTATCTGTGTCGAGCAATACACCTGAATAAGTGTTGGCTGCCTTGGTTAGCGTTGTGTAGCCTGCTTTAGCCGGATAGGCATACTTTGCAATAACAACGCTCGGATACTTAACCGCATTGATGACTATGTTATCAACGGCCGTGTCTAACTCGAAGTCAAAAGGTATCTTAGCCCCTGCGTAATATTGTTCGTCTGCCATTTTATTGCTTTTTATTGCTGTTTTAAATCAATTTTTTTACAACTTCAACCAAAACAGGGTATTGCATAACCAAAACCCATCCCCAAGGGATTGAAAAGAATAGAATAAGCCTAACTGGTTTCTCAATCCACCACGTCCAGAACCTTGTATTAGCCTCCAGTTTGTTAACACGCCCGTTTGTTCTCGTTGTTTGCTCGAGAATCAAGTCTAATTTTTCGCTAATCTGAATATGCACCAAGTCATCCATTGCTTTAGATTCCTCAACATGCTCTTTGATACTCAGTATCTTGCTATCTATCTCTCTTCTATCTTGAGCCGTTAACATTAACCATTTGCGTTTTTTCGTTTGCGATAAATTTACAACTTTTATTTAGACTAGTTTCGTTTTAGAATCGAATAATTGAAAAACAATTGTTAGTTATGTGTGAATTTTTAGTCTACGGTTAATTGAGGTGTTAATGTGTAGTTTGTATTGTTGTTGTTATAGTGAATTATTTGAAATCTATCGTTCGGATTCAACTCGATCAACTTACTCAATACAAACACGTTTCTTGTTCCGTTGCCTGCAATTGGGATTGAAGAACCGGGAACCAATATGTCAGTTGTAGTTCCTGCCGCTGCGTTATAGTAACGAATACCAATCGTAATAATGCTACTTGGCGTCCCATTTAGCGTTATATCACATACAATTTGAAACCTAAATTTGCGTTTAAGCGATGAGGTGTATTTTGCCCATAACGAACCACCAACGTTAACAGGAGCAAAACGGCGTATTAGGTTTATAGTTAAATTACCATCAAGCGGTCTTGGTGTTGTTTGTGTGGCTGTAATTACTTGAGGCGCCCAAACAGCTTCTCCAAATGCGTCAATCCCTGCAGTTGATTCAACATCCCAGTGGTAAGTTCCAGAAGCGTGAGAAAGCAACCTTACCAACTCCCTATCTGACACCATCTCGGTTTTTGGTTGCCCTTGAATCAATTGGCCTGTTGCCGGGAACTTATGCAAAACAGCTCCGTTAGCGTGGCCTTCGATATAGAATTCACAAAAAGCACGATTGAAAGTATCGTTAACGGTAGGTAGGATTAACGCATGGTCAAATCCGCTTGATAAGTTGAATCGGTAGATGCTGCCTAAGTTATCGGATGTAATAATTGTTGCGGTTATAATCTTGAAGGTGTCTACAGCAACAGGGTTAACCGTCCAATTATCGCGCACCGTCAGTTGTCCTGCAACAGTATTCGACAGTATTACTCGCTGTTCTTTCTCTCCTCCAACCGTTGTTTTTTCAACTACAAAATTAGCGTATTGGTTTAGAACGTAGGTTTTAGTTGAATCGGTTAAAGTGTTTTCGGTTCCAGAGGTTACGGTTCCTGTGACAACAGGAGCAATAGATGTTATTTCAAAGGCGCGGATAAGTTGGGCGGCGTTTAATTTTATCCAGCTTTCAATAATATTGCCTTCGATTATAAGCTTGTCTGATATGCCTACTTGCAATCCTCCAGCACGATTTGTCTTGCTGATCCCGTATCCAATGTTAATAGTTTGGTCTGCTTTAGCAACTATACCATAGCCTAACACGGAAACCCCATTCTTACCTCCTGAAGAAGAGTCAGTTCCAACTATTACATTAACGTTACCAAGGCCAGATGCTTGATAACCTACTACTACAGAATTTGTCCCGGCTTGTGCGTTAATTCCTAGTAATGTAGATCCATCTCCAATACTACTATTCAATGATTGGCCAAGGCCTATAATGTGTTTAGTTCTATCAATATACAAAGATGTTTTTGCATTCAAAACCCCCGTAGCCTTATCGTATTTGAAAGCAGGATCTGAATCCAGCGCACCTGTCGATGCGTTGCGGAATTGAACCTCGTTCGATACACCGCTTGCAAGCCTTATAATTTCTTGGTCAATCTGATCGAATAACTCTTCTTTGGTTGTATAATTAGCAGACTCTTGACCTTCTATTGCAGTTACAAACCTATCTGTATTGTCAAGAACAGGTTTCGGGGTTCCTTCGAATAAATATTTTGGCCCTGCCATTATCGAGTAGTTTTTTTAACGCCGTAAATTTTCGAGCGTCTGGTTTGATTAATCGAATTAGCGCAATTCCAAAGCGGATAGTCGGCTTTGTTCGCATTTAGAAAATCTTTCACAATTACCCATTGAGCGTTTGCTATTGCTACAGCCGAATCGACAAGCCTACGGGTGTCGCCTTCGGTTATTGGGTCGCTTTGGTCTGTTTTCTTCTTTACAAATCCTGTTTGCGTGTCTTTTAACGCAACCGATTTAACATAGTCGGCCCAAACCAAATAGGCCTCAACAAATCGAACGCCCTTGTGCTTAATCGTATTCCCGTTACAATCGGTAAACGATGCACCGTCAAGCAGTTTTTTATTCGGTTCCGTTTCTTGGTTTTCTTGCAAATCTTGGAGTAAGGCAATACCCAAGAAGTTTATCATATCCCTATCCTCGACCTCCCGTGCAAGGTCGTCGAACATTGCGAGATTGTTCTTAGATATTGCCTTAATTGCTTGCTGCTGCTGGATTGACAGTAGGTTCATCTTTTATAAGTTGTAATTCGTTAATAGTCCAGTCTGTATTATCCCTTAACACAGGATTAGCAGACAAAGAAAGAATATCTTTAAATGCCTCGCTAATCAATGCCCTCTGTTGTGTCGTGATAGCATTGTATATCTTTACCGCTTCCTTTAACGCCTCGCCTGACGTTGTGCCTAATTTACCTTGTTCTAAATCTATTAATACATTTGGCATTCCGCCGGCGGCCTTACGAATGTTGTTTGACAAAACGGTAGGCCAATCTTTAAACGTTTCATCTTGTATGCTGCTTTCGAGTTGTTCAGTTACGAGTGTGCCAGACTTATCTAGCAGCCCTGTTTCTTGGTTGATTTTACCACCAACAACTAAAACGCTATCGCCATCCGGGCCTAAGAACTTTGAAACGTCGTTATAAATTTCTTCGTCCAATCCGATTACCGGATCTCCATTTTCATTTACTATTTTGTTTCCTCGTTCGTCAGTCAATTCACTTTCAGGGAAAACAAATACGGTTTTCTTTGCCATCCCATTACGGAGTTGGCGGTTCTTAAATACAGATAGCTCGTTTTCGCTGTCAGCATCAAGGTAAACACTATCAAATGGAGATAGCGGGTAAATGTAAGAGGTATCTAAGAATAATGGGTAAACCTGACCTTTGAAGGCCTTAACGTCGCCATCAACCTCTTTCATTTGCGCGTTGAGAACTTTTTGAGATCTGTTGAACGTATGGTAGGCTACTGTTTTGTTTTTGTCATACTTTGCAGAATCCGGATCTTTTTCCCAATTCTGATTGAAAAGTATCTTTGCAAAGTAACCTGAGTCATCCGGTATTGATAGGCGGCCAAACTTGAAAGGTAATCTCTTTACGGTTCCTGTTTCATTCAATCGATTTACATTTCGGTGAATGTAACCACCTCCAAAATAGGCTAAATCGTGGCAAACTGAAGCCAATAATCGGTAAACTGTTACATCCTTTCCAAATTGATCTTTACCAATTACTTGATTATTTACTTCATCAGAAAATCCAAGCCCGCAAAGGAATTTCGCGTAGATTCCAGCAACCGCTTTAGCCGTTGTAGATCCTAAAATTATTCTTTCGATTATCTGAGGGTAATCATTTTCAATGCCAAATGCCATAATTCCGTTAGCTTCGTCAGTCTTAACGGTTCTATTAGCCTTAATTATTGCCCTCTTTTCGACCTCAACGCGCTTGAATTTCATAATTTACCTGTTATGTTTTTGTTTTGGGCCTCTTCTTTTTGCTTCCGGTGATGCTTCAGCAACCTTTTCGATCTCTTTAACTGACTCAGGGGCTGTTTCACCTCTCATTTCGAGATACATTTCCGGCAATTTTTCGAAATCTTCTTCTTTAAATAGGCCTCCGATTAGCATTTCTGTCGCCTGCTCGTCGTCAACCATCTGCCAGTTGATCAAGCCAACCCCCTTTCGATCTGTAATGCCATCCCGAATAGGAACGCATGTTCTTTTTGCTACCATGTCATACTTTTTTGCTAGTAAAATTCCGTTTTGTTTCAATAAATTGTAGTATTCACGCTGCGATGCTGCACAAAAACCGATTGAACGTCCGTTAAAATACAGCTTGGAAGCGCAACCAATCAATTTCAAAGATACCTCCGAGGCAATCACCTCGGAGACATCCATAGAAAGTATCTGTTTTACATCTTCAACCATTACGGATTAACTGTTTCTAAGGCTACTAACATAGCCAAGGTTGCAGCGTAACCACCTGTTTTCTTAACAACGTAAACAGAAGAAGTTTCGGTATCATCGCCCTTGCTTGCAAATGTAAGTGAGCGGCTTCCGTGGTTGGTATTTGTTCTCTTTGTGTCGGCCTCTTTGTATAGACCAGACTTAACACCAACAGCAAAGAATACACCGTCACCATCGGTTGTTTTGTCGCGACCTTCATAGATAAACACCATATCGTTCATCGCGTCCACGTTGTCGATGTCGGCCGCGTTCATTTCAAACTGCTGGAATACAAAAGAATGCTTCCACCGGTCTGGTCTGTCGTCAGCAACCACAACGTCAAATCCTGCATCAAACAGCTTTGAAATTCCAGTTGAAGTTATAGGATAAGCGACTTTAGTATCGATCTTTTGCAGATCAGTAATAAGGTTCGGGGTCGTTGTGTCAAAAGTTGGCTCTAACCAAGTTCTTGGAATAGCCCAAACTTTCTGCTCGATTCCACCTACCTTTGCCTTTAGGCAAGTAGATTCGATTACTTTGTAAATATTAGCTGTGCAATTTGCCATTTCTGTAACTATTTAGGAATTTCGATTGAAACAAATATGCGAGGGATGCTAACCTGTGTCCCTGTTCCGCTTAACTTGAATCGCAAGTAAGGAGTATAAGTCGATACGGTAGTTCCGAATAAAGTAGGGATTGCGGTTGTAACGGTTACACTATCAACGCCCTTGTAATACACATTATCGTAAGACCCTTGTAGGACTACCTTAACGCTCGAGGTTCCGGTCTTATTAATCACACTGGCATAGAACCGGGCATACTTCGAGAATGGGATAACCGCAATCGTGTATGATTTTGTCCCAGTATTTTTTAGCGTATCTGTAGACGCGCCGTAAATGTTGAATTGAGTAGTCGAGGTTATAACTCTATTCTGAGCATTTGCAGCGAAAAAACACGCCATAACAGCAATAAGGAAAAGTAATTTTTTCATTTTCATTTTAGATTTTAAGGTGAATAAATGGAGAGGCGTTTGCCCCTCCGATTTAATTAGTATGCAGCAACAGCCATGTATGGCTCAAGGAATTTAGCGTCAAGAGTCATACCATAAGCGGTGTAATTCTTCCTCTCCTTGCGCTCATACCAAGACTCAAGCTCGTTAAAGTCGCCGTCGTTCAAAGTTCCAACCGGAATGTTTGCTGGAGCAGTAAACAGAATACGGTTAGGCAACCAAGAAGCGTTGTCGGTAGTGTTGTTGGTGAAATAGCTGAGGTTAACGCCCCAAATAGAAGACATATTCACAACCTCGTGGCCGTTCCACATTAATGAAGGCATGCCATCCATAGTCAGGCTTGGGTTGAATGGCAGCGATTTAGACTGCAACCATTGGCGATAGTTCTCAAAGATTGCACCACTTACCATAAATTTAGCGGTTGGATCGGCCTTGAGCCTATCGTCTGCCTTAGCCCACATCGACTCAAACAACTCAACCGAACGACCGGCGGCCAATGTCAATTGAAGCGCGGTCGTTACTTGAGAGTTTTCGTCAATAGTTACTCGTTGCAACTTAGTTGCAGTAACTTCAGCAAAAATCTGTTTCCAAAGTCCATCTAATGGGCTGAAAAACTTAACATTCCCAACAGCCTTAAGACCTGCGTCTGTTGCGTTAGCGGCAGCTACAGCGGTATCTCCGAACCAAACGAGACGACGAATCATCATCGAAGCGGCCTCTGAAACCTTAGCAGCCAAGAACAACTCTTCGTCACTTCCTGTAATGTCAAAACGCTCTTTGTAAGAAGTGATTTTGTCATAGTAGGCTTTGAAAAGTTGGTTGTAATCCGCTTGGCAAATTGGAAAAGTATCACCAATTGCTTTAGGCTCCCAGAATTTTTCTGTTAAGGTTGATTTTGCTCCAGACTCTGGCCGGGCGCAACCTGTGTCAGCAATACCGGAAAGACCAAAAGCGGAAGCAAATACAATTTGCTGCTTCATGGTTAATCCAGACATGATAGGGCCGTGCATCGTTTCAAGCGCGGCCTGTTCGAACATTCTTTCGGAAATAAATTTCGCGAAATCTGGTTCATCTTTTGCGTTGAAAGTCAACGCGGCTAAATCCATTGCCATTTTCTACTTGTTTTTTGGTTTGTATGAGAATTTTTCTTTCCCGGAATTTTGGCCCCCGGAAGTAGGCGCGTCGTGTTCTATTTTGTCTTCTTGGGAAAACTCGTTCTTGAATTTGTTAAATTCAGTCTCGATGTTTTTCACCTTGGCGAATGCCTCAGTATTCTTTTGCGCTAAGATTCCGTTCTCTTTCTTGAGGTTTGCTACCTCTTCTTTTAGCGCTGAGTTTTCGGCTGTGAGCTGTTCAATTTCACTGTCATCAACAGGAAGGACGATCTCCATCAATTCACCGGCGGTAAATTTTAAAGTTCGTTCATCCGGCATAGTGTAATCACCTTCTGCCGGTTGACCGTTAGCCGTTACGCCTTTGATGCCAACCACTATTTGTTCATCCGATGTTACGTCGGGGCCAAAGTCAAGTTCAACGCCGGTAACATCTTGTAGCACTAAATTACTAGGGCCAAAAAATGATTTAATGTCGTTGAAAGCTTTGGCAAGCACGTTCAGTGCTTTTTTTGCTTCTGCTTTTTCCATTTCCTCTTTTTTTTCGTTTTCGTTATTATTAATAATAGGCTCATCTACTTTTGTAGGTTCACCGTTGCCTTTAATCTCTCCGATTATTCCAAAATCAAACGCTTCTTGCGAAGTCATTATCCTTTCCGGTTTCATTCGTGCCTTAATTTCTTCGGGTGTCTTTCCAAGTTCACGCGAATAAATTGCTACTAGGTTATCCTCTTCGACTTGTAGCATTTCCGCATCAATCCGCAATGTCTCAGCATCACCAACGGAGAACGTCCAAGGGTTGTGAATTAATAGCCGGCTGTTACCACTTGCCGAACGGTTTTCTTTCTTTGCGGCAATCAAAGGCAAAGTTATTGCTGAGGCACACAAGCCAAGAACGCCAACAGCAGCGTCCGGGGTAAACTCTTTAATGTAGTCGTAAATTCGCAACCCCTCCCACAGTGAACCACCGGGAGAGTCAACGATAATACGCCGGCCTTCGTCAAGGTATGGCTTAACCCTGTCGAGCGTAATGTCGAAACCAACTTCACCTGAAATCATTACAGAACCATCCGGCATATCGACAAACTCGTTTTCGTCAAAGAAGAAAAAGAAATTCTTAATATCGTTGGCTGCTAATAGTTGCTCGGCCTTGGCTTTGTCGAATTTCTTGCCATCGAATCGGATTGTTCGTTCGATGCCGTTGAGGTTGTATTTTGCAATGAAATTTTTCATTTCCATAATTTCGCGAAATATACAATATTTATTTAGACTAATTAAGAATAATAGAAAAAACTTTAATAAGTAGCTATTTTCAAATTTTTCCTCATAGCGTTCTGTTTTTCCGTAACCGAGTCAACAACGACTACAGGTTGAACAGGTGAGGAATTAATACCCTGCTGAACGCCTGACGCAACGCTCGATTGAGTCCCTGTTGCATTATTCCTAGATACAAGCCCTTTGCCTATTTCAGGATTATATGAGGCGCGGGGAACAGAAGTAGTGCCAGATCCTCCGGATAGAGATCCTCCGCCTCCACCGCCTTTCCCTCCCGGCACTTTAACCGCCAATATTGATTTTACCGCCTTGAATGCCGCGGCCCCAATTGTAACCGAGTTAGCAATCTTAGATATGGTTCCAAATGGCTCAGGTATTGTAGTATGTGCGCCCAATGTTGCAGCAATACCAGAGTAAGCGTTCATAGTAGCACCTGCCACGGCTAACGCTTTCCCTTCTGCTGTCTTCTCTCCGGCTAAGTCACCTAATGCAGAAAGAGCGTTTCCAACCGCTCCACTCGCTACTATTCTTGCATTTTTCTCTTCTTCTGCAAGTCTCTTCTTTGCCTCAACCGATTCTTGATACGTCAATACATCATCCGCTATACGTGCAGCATCTTTTGCAGCTGCGTCGTCTTTCATTACTTGCTCTTCTGCAAGTTTATTCATTGCAATATCAAGTTCAGCATTTGCTCCCTCTTCAACTGTGATTAGCCTACTGTCGACATCAGATTTAAGCGTGGCTAACGATTGCGCTCTTAGGTTTTCTGCTTCCATTTCAGCATTAACACGATAGCGCAAATTCATTTCATCGAGTTTCTTGTAGTATTCTTCCCAATACTTAGCGTTTTCTTCAGTAACTTTTTTTGCCTCTTCCGTTAGTCTATTTTTTTCTTTCAAATCCAATAGTGCGCGTTTGGCATTTATTTCTTCTGTTAATGCAAGCGACTTTGCGGCAGCATCTTCCTGTATCTTTCTTTGTTCTTCTGCATTGCTTTTTATTATTTCTGAATAAGCAGCAGATGAGTTACCAAATGACTTCAAATAACTCATAGCTGTAGTCCCAAGAGAAGACCAAAAACCACCTATCTCACTTGTTGCCTTTGCTGAGTTGTTTTGAATTTCTAAAAGTTGTATTGCGTATTCATCGTTTAAGTTTCTTACCGCTGCCTCGTAATCTGTAATTTTTCCAGAAAGCAAGTCGTATTCAGTTTGCAGCCCTCTTAATGTCTTTATGTGTTCATTGTGCTCATTTCTAAGTTCTTCATCTACTATTATAGTCCCATCAATAGCCTTTGAGTAAGAAGCTGTTTGATCTGTAGTTAATCCAATAGCAGAAGACAACTTATCCCAATTTGCTATTAATAAAGTAATTCCAACCACTAGCGCACCTATTCCAGTGGCAAGTAGTGCAATCCTAAATAATTTCATTGCGCCAGTAGACGTTCCAACTGCTGTAGCGTAAATTGCTTGAGCAGCAGCAGATGCTTTTGTAGCTACTGAATTAACCCACATCATGAACGCGCTTTCCTTTTGCAGCGCGTTTCCGATTTCTTGCACCCCTGACATCACGCTTTGGATGGCTACCATTTTCTGAATTGACTTTGTCAAGTCTTCATTCTCTACTCCAAGCAGCGCGGTTGCGCCCTCTGCTACCTGTGCGGCCGCCCCTATTCCTTTCATTACACCAATGGCCTGATCTAGTGCCATGGTGTCTGAAGCGTATTTCTTAACCTCTTCTCGGGTGTCAGCAATTGTGTCAGCAAGTTCCCCTGTTGTTCTTAGCAGTTGCTTATACGCCTCTGTATTATCTTCACCGGCCGCTTTCATCTTAACTAGGGCAAGCGTGTTTTCTCTTAACTCTAGTTTTAAAGATTTTGTAGCTGATTCGTAGTTACCTATATTACTAGTTGTATCGCTTAACGCTAATTTTTCGGCGTTAATCGCTTCTGTTAGTTGCTTTTTTTGCGCAGAAAGTTCTTTTCCTCGATCACTATTGTTTCGCTCTTCTTCGCTTAATGCCTTCCATTGTGCGTTAACAACAGATAGTTGAGCCGACATTTGATCAATTGAACCAGTTGCAGAATTATTTGACTCAATAACCTTTCTGGTTAGCGTTTCTTGCTTGCGTAATTCCGCTTGAGTAGCCTTAAGCTGAGCCGCGTTTTCCAAATATGCACTAGAAAGAGTTCCCTCAGTTTCGGCCAACTCCTTAGATTTACCTTTCAACTTTACAATTTCGGCTCCTAGCTCCTTTTGCGCCTCAATTGCAGACTCTACATTTATGTCTATTTCGAGTAATACTACTTTTTTCTCGTCTGCCATGTCGTTTAAATAAATGGGTTTCCTTGACCGTCTGTAAATTGGTTGCCTTGACCGTCCAAATATGCGTCAACGTAGGCAATGTTTAGCGGTGTTTTATCGTTCACTTTAATTAGCTCACACGTTGTTGATGTTTTCGATTTATCAGGATTAAATCCTGAAATTTTGTTGAGGTAAAAGCACCCTCCAAGTGACTTGATGTATATTAGCGTGAAGTTGTCTATTTTTCTAATGTCGTTAGATGTCAACCATAGCCCTCTAGTGTATTCTTTCGGGTCCTGATTAACCTTATCGAGAAAAGCAAATTCACCCTCCATTGAATACACGGAAGCAATAGGTAACGTAACCAATGCCTCGAATTTTTTAACATTTGCAGAGAACCCCCCGGGATGAGAAAACATTTCAATTTTCGTTGGTCGTGTATTCAAACCGTCAATAAACAAAAACGAGATATAAGTCATAGCATTTGCCTTAGTCATTAGCGGGCAAATATTTTCCTTGAATTTGGCTAATTTTGGAACGTAGTTTTTTACCTTAAAAAGATCAACCTCGACAGGCAAATTGTGGTTATTACATGCCACGGTTTTAGCCCCTATAAATTCAGATAGACCATCTTCAAATTTATCGTATTTAACATAAGACTTTTGAGCATAGTTATCGACGTATGGGACCATTCTTTTTTCAGCATCATAATCAACCTTTTTAGACCAGTCCTCCACCTTTCCATACTCTTCAATCTGATCTAACCTTCTAAATACATAGCCTGTGTCCGTTTTATCAATAGTTGCAGAGAACATACGGACTAACGCCATCAATATTTCATACGCCGAAATATTGTCCATCGAGACATTATTCAATGGGTCGATATACGAGAACGTTCCATCGTTGTTGAAAGGTAGAGACTCGAAGTAGTATAGGCTATCTATTGAGTTAGGTGGATCATTCCTCAGCGTTATTGTAGGTATTGGGAAAGCAATTTTCTTAAAGTTGCCATCGTTCCATAGGTTACCCGGGATAGTTGACCCAAAGCCTATATCTGTTCCAATATACCACTGGAGCATCTCTACAAACGAGTATGCGTAAAAATAGAAGTGCCCGCCTGTTGATGGTGGCAATGTTGGGCTAAAAACAGTATTCCCGCTTTCGTCTTCTACGATCCTTGGGTATCTTATTTTTATTCCCCCAAATTCAGATTCTAGGTAAGCGTAATATGGAGGGTCATCGATAATTGATCCTGCTATGTTCTCAAATTGCTTCTCGTATAGCGGGCCGTAAGTCATTGGCAACACGATCCCCTCTGTATTCAGCGCAATTGTCTCGAGCAGCGATTGAAGAGTGCCATGATACACGTCAGGGAATGCAGTTGGATAGTGCTGACTATCATTTTTATAGGCTAAAAACCCATGGATAAGGTCAAATAGTGCTTTTCCTTTCAATGATTTTAGCCCTTCAAAAAAATCCGCGGCGGATACTATGGTTAGATTTATTCTATCTGAAATAGAATCTACCTTTACCTTAGCCCCGCTTACCAGCTTCTCATTATTTACCCAATACTCAACCTTATTCGTTGAATATAGGTTAGTTCCATTTGCCTGTATCCCTCCTATAATGTCAAATATAGAAGCATTGTTTGCGGTAATAGGGATAGTGAACGAGTTAGATGTAGACAATTTTCTGAACACCGGCTCCTTTAAGTCATAACAAGCGATGTCGATCCCAATTGCGGTGGACTCGTCAATATCAACAGTTCTGTCATTAATCCTCAGTAATCTCATAATCGAGTTACGCTAAATTGGTCGGGCATGGTCACTGTAACCTCCATCCTTGTAGTTGCCTGTTTTCTTAATCGCGCTTCTTGGTTGCCAGTAACCTCAACAATCAACCAATCTTTAGCGGCATCACCAGTTGTGCCAATGTATAGGTAGACAAACGGAGAGGAAAACAAGTCCTGTAATATTGTTAGCTCATCTTGAGTTACGTCGTAGGCTATCAATGTCAATTTTTGCTCGACCTTATACCCAACTGAATTAAATGAACCTTGTGAACCTTGGAGCGAGGTAAATTGCCGGTCAATCTTTCCGATGCTATTCCGTGAATAATTCACGGTATAAAATTCATTGAAAGGATAGAAGCGATACATTCCGTTTCTATCCATATATTTCAATATTTTTCCGCCCGAACAAAACGGCTTGAACGTCACGCATTGAGCGGCCTCAATAATTCCATCACGGCGAAAGAAAACAGGGTATTTTCCTGCTACTATTTTAGCTATCTTATATCGATACAATCCTACTGATGCCATGTTAACAAGTTGTTTGAGTTGAGGTTAGCCTAACAAAGTCAAGTGAGATACTTTTCGCTTCTATTACGTCTCCAACAATAAATATTTTGACAGACGTAACTGCGTATAATGTATTCAATGTTATATCATGAGTTCCAACGCCAAGTGCATCTAGGTCTATTATTCTCATACCTCCAAGTGCGCCTTGCGCTATTACTAACTCAACTTTATTATTTGTATCTTGGAACGTCCCTAGTATTTCGTCAATCTTAATCGATACAGTTTCAAATACACCGGACGATCCGAAAGCCACATTACCAGTTCCCGGAGCCGCCAATTCATACTTGACAACCGAGGCAGAAACTTGCGAGGCTGTAAGCTCTGTTACTACACCTTCATTCGTTGCAACCATTTCATAGTTATCGTTGCTCGATTCAGTAACTGAAAGCGTTCCAGTTGGGTCTGCAGAATAAAAGTAAGCGTATGCGTGTTTTCCGGCTATCCCTATTTGTTTTTGCTGCTCATTATTATACACATCTTGGTTGGCCTCTATCCCTCCAAATTGCGCTGCTGCGTTTATCGCAAAGAAATTTGTAAATCCAGAAATAGTAGGAGTTGGATATAGGTCAGAAAAACGAATAGTTAAATACTTGACGGCCCCGCTAATTTCAATAAGCGTGTTATCTGATTGAGTGACGTCTTCAAGGGGCGGAATGTGCTCTCTAAGTATCTCATCCGCGCGAAACCAGAATTGGCGAACGGTTGAAGAAATGTCTTTAAATGGTAGGCACTTGAAGTGACCCAGCTCAGTAGTTACACTGAATAGAGTCGCATAGATCAAATCAGGGACCGCATCTGTGTATTCTACATTTACCAAATAAATCAAAGGAGACGCTATATTAAGCAGGTCGCAATCTCCTACCATATTATTCTGCGATATTGTTATGTTAGTTATTGCCATTGCTAAATTGTTTTGTTACGTCGCTTCTAATCTCAATTATTTTAGCTGTTCCAATCGCGCGGCCAAGTTCATTTAAATCTTCATCCGTTGCAGCCGTGTCGAGTAACGCACCGCTGTTGTATTGGTTAGGCACTAGAATGCCTTTCTTTGCGATACTATAAGCGACGGCAAATGGTGAAATCGAAAGCCCTTTATCGTTCACCCAATCTTTTAGAATAGTGTTGCCAGCCCATCCTACGAATTTTCTTAATCCTTCTTTAGACTGGTCGCTGTTTGCGCTCCGGCCGGTTATCATTATACCCGAATAAGGAACACCCAATACAACCATTTGCAAGCCTTGTGGCACTACCTCTATGCTATTCTCAATCTCTTTTTCAAACTTTCCACTAGCCTTTAATCCAAGGTCGTTGTATTGCTTAACAATTCGCTGTTGAGCATCAAATATCCATTGCTTTGCTATTTCCTGCGTGGTCATTGCTCCCAAGTGATTGTAAGTTCCGCTTCTACAAAATCAACGCATTCATCGTATTGTTTTACCTTGTAGATCAACCGAACACCGGATAACGCTAACGTATTCTCACAAGCAAACGATGCGATGAAGTTAGCCAGCATCTCGGAAAGTATTCGCAACCGGTTATTGTATTTCACTTCAAATACCTCATCTAGGTTCGCCTCAGTTCCTGTTTCGTCAACCTTTAAGCCTAATGCAATTGCACCGGTGTAAACTACCTTGCTAGTAATCGAATGGTAAAACTCAGGGGATATAGTCGGGAAAAACCACGAAAGGATATACTTGCCATCCATGTAGTCATTCCAGTTCTCTCTGTCGTAATCTTCGCTAGTTGCGTCGATGTTCTTCGATAATTCGTCTCCGAATAGATAGTGCCATCCATTCTCCTTAGCCTTATCTCTCAACGCCTCATTAAGTCCGAACGCTTCCATGCTCTATAATTTTCGCGAAATATACGCAATTATTTAGAATGAGTCTATATTGATGAGTTATTTTTTTGATGTAGAATTATTAATTAATTTAGCGGTGAACTAATTACAATCGCTATGAACCCATTCTACCTAATGCTGTTTCTATTTGTCTCGTCAATGCTTTTCGTGTTTCGATTTAATAACCAAAAACAATAATGTATGAATACAGAAAATTATAAGACAATTGAAAACATTTACGAAATAATCAAAGCACTCGAGTCAATCCAAGGCATCCCAATTGAAATAAAAGAAGGGCCAACGTCATGCCAATACACCAACGAAGAGCAGCCAAAAGTTATTATTATAACAATTGCAGATGGTGCTGACTGCACTAATATATACTATTGGCTAGAAGATTTATTGTTGAAAGAAAAACGAAGACAGATAATTGACAGAGAAAAATTCAGTCACGAGAAGTTTAACCAACAAAAACAAAAGTAACTATGCCAATCACAAATGCTAAAGCCGTAAAACTTTGCTCCGAAATGATTAGTTATCACAACATTGAAAACATGGAGCCGCATACTTTGATCGTTAGCCGCAAAATATACCGAAGGTTGCAACGATATAACTTTATACACAGGCGCAATAAGTTTGAACCGGAAGGAATAAGAATTGTTAAAATTAGATAAGCCCTTAACGGGGCTTATTTTTTTGTCCTAATCTCACTTAATCGCTCTTGAAAATCCGAACGCTCCGCCCACATCGCAAGCCAAGAGAAAGCCAAATGGTAAGGTATTGCTCGTATCTCTTCTCGTCTCCATATTTCACCCTTACAAAGTTGTTCGATCTGTAACTCAACCCCAAACTTTGATAGCGATTCAATACCCGCTTGCTCCTCTTCGATTGTGGTCCCCCTGCTAAATGTAACCCGCTCTACCTCGGTAATCTTTGATAGTTCCTCAGTCATGTAGTTTCGCGACTGAAAGAACTCCAACACTCCGATATTGAGCAACTCTTCAACGCTCTTTCCTGAAAACTCTGACATGTATTCTAGTATTGCATCGGTTGTATCTTCAGCACTGAAAGATTCCTGAGCATCTTTAATCATTCCAAACGGTTTCATATGAAGTTCACCAATTCCGATATGGTCAACAGCCTTTTGGAAGTCTGGTGAATGCTTGAATACAAAATAGTATTCGTCTTTGTCTTCTAGTTGCGACAAATGAAGCAACGATATATTGGCAAACTTAACGCTTGGCATGGTGCATTACTTTAACTGAGGTTTGTGCTACTGGTCGTTTGATCTCGAAATACATTCTCATCATTATACAGTCGGCTTCGTCTGGTGAACGGCCTATGTTCTGTTTTATGTCATCCTTTGAAATTATAGCAAGCTTTTCGTCCTTGTCTATATCTTTCTGTTTTACTTGCTCAAGTTCTTGCACGATTATTTCACGATCTGAAATGTTTTGATCGGTCAAATATATTTTCCCTTCGTTGGCATAGTCGGCTAATTTGAAATAGCATTGACTTCTTAGGTTAGCATAGTTAACTCCGGCCCCCGGCACGTCTATAGCCTTGCTATTGTTTACAAATCCTTTGCATCCTAATTGGTCTACAACTCCACCTCCAACACCGTCTTCATCTGCAATAGTTCGGCTATTCAACACACTGTATTCTCGTTGCAGTTTTTTGATAGCAGCAACTACATCTGTTGTTGGGCTGCGATCAATAGTAACCTTTCTGATAGAAACAAGGCCATCCCAAACCCTTATCTTTGTTTTATCCTTACCAAGTCTAGCAACGTCGCAAGTAATATATTTCTCTCCTGTTTTTGCGTGAGTATTGGTAAACAAGTCGAGTATTCTATCATACTCAATTAGCGTTGCTGGATCGTCGTCATATTCCCAGTTGCCATCAAGCAAACGGCTACGGCTATTGTTGTCTAGCTTAGAAAGGTTCTCAATATAGAATCGGTCAATGTCTGGATTGTCCGTAACGAATGCTTGTAAAAAGAATTTATCAGGATCAAGCACCCCGTTCTTATGCGGTTTGTAAAATCTGTTGTAAACAAAATTCTTTGTCGGGTTGCACGTTCCAAGCATTTTTGGAATGAGCCCATTTTTATCTACATCGTGACGAATACGAGAACGAACAACGTTCCAAGCCTTTTCACTTATTTGGCTGTTCTCATCAACAAAAGCCCCAGTAATCTCAAGCGAACCAAGTTCGTCAAATTCAGGATCTGAAGGGTATCGAAAAAGGTCTTTTAGAATTATTACAGACCCGTTGTTGAATTGCAAACAATTTGGATTGTCCTTTGCATTTGAGTTGTTATAAATATAGTCACGCCCTAACACTATGCCTTGCATTCGGCAAACCTTAAAGAATGATTGTAGTGTAGTTTCTTTTAGCGTTTTTAATTTAGAACGGCCCATCAACCAACGGGTGTTGTCGTATTTAAGTGCGCTCTTCGCAAGCCAATAACAGCCGAGAATGGATTTACCACCTCCGGCTGCGCCTCCGTATTCTATTTCATTTGTTTTGTAATCCTCTAATACGTCAAGCGTTATTGTCTGTTTTAGATTTAGTTTCATAAGTCTTTTCTTCTTTCCAAACAATAACGGTTCCTTTGTTTTCGACTTCCTGTTTGTCGACTAATCCGTTTAATCTAGCCGTTAAACTAGCATTGTAGTATCCCATCATGCTACCGTCAATCTGTTGTGTCTGTATTATATCCTCAACACGCGTATAGACCTCCAAAAATGCTTTATTTGATTTGAACGTATCTGAATTTTTGAACTCATTGAAATAGTGAGAAGAAACGCCAAGAAATACACAAAGTCCCTTTAAAGAGTAAGGAACTTTTTTCTTTACTACAACCTCTTCACCGTCTTTCCCTACCCAATTTTGACCATCCCAATCACTCCTAGCGTCAGTGGCTTCGAAATATTTATTGCATTCATCTTCGAGCAACTCAGGTGTAGCAAATATAGCATCACGACCATGTTTTGATCGTAATTTCCACCATTGATTTCCGGGAGTTGCTGCCATATTACCTATTTTTGTAAATCAACTTAGCGAGTCCGAACAATACGAACCCACCTATTATACTCAATGCAATATATTCTGGTTTCATTTTGTTGTTTTAAAGTTTAATTACCGGGGGAATCTCACCCCCGGCAGAAAGCTTAACGTCTTACGCTGCTGCTTTCAATTCATATTTTGCATTTATTATTAATACGCCCTCATTACTGCATTCACTTGCCATCAAAACCAAGCCAACCCCGAAAAAAAATAAACGGCACTAACGCGGCCGGTTAGCGTTCATACGGATAATTCATTTAATACGATGTCTTCTCAATTTTATCAAAGAACCTTTTCATAAAGTTTTGCTTTAAAAGTTAGCATAAAGATACACAATAACTTTTAAATTACCAAATGTCACCTCGCGGAGGTATTCATGATTGACATTCTGGAGTTGTCGGGAGTCGAACCCGAGTCTAACAAGTTATCTCAATAAATCAACGAACATATTCAAGTTTTAAAAAACGGCTCCGATTGGTTCTCATGGTGCAATCGAGGCCGGAAGGTTCTACGCTAGCATCTACCTACAACATTGCTGAGGATAGTGGGTGAGTCGAACACCCGACGAGCTGGTTACAAAGCAGCCATTCTTCCAACTGAATTAACTATCCAATCGCGGACAATACAGGATTCGAACCTGCTCTTCATCGGTAAATTACCCATGTATGCACCAATTACACCAATCATCCATTTGCAAATATAGTAAAAAAGGCAATCACGCGCTGAGATGTTACCTTTTTATTTGTTTTCTCTATACCATAATTGAAAACAACCGAATTAAGCATTAAATTTACTAATCTACGCGCTCCTGAATTGTTCGTCGACTCTTTACCTCTTCATGGCCTCCATTTTATTATAGTCTGTTCTTGTTAAAAATAGCAGGGGAATTTCACCCCTGCGGATTGCTTTAAGTGTTTTGCCGCAACACTAAACGTTATTGGTTGGGTCTCTCCCCAATTGTCACGATAGCCTTATTTTATCTCAATAACTGGAGGCAGTCGTCGGAACCATACGTTCTGGTGACCCGACTCGAACGGGCACGCAACAAAACCGCTTGCTATTTAGTTACGTCTTATAGATGTGCGTCTACCAATTCCGCCACACCAGAAATCCAATTCAAAGAACTTTGCAAAAACAAATATACTATTTTTATCCACACCGTTACCGACTTAATAAGATGGTTGTTTTTGCCTTAAATGAATATTCAAATATACGATTTAATTTCACAACTTGTTGCAGTTTAGCGCAATTTAGAATTATTCTATTCAAAAACTCCGCATGGCGAGCCGTCTTCGCGGGTAAATTCTTTCAAAAAAACTTTCATTGAAGTTTCATTTTTTATGTTATAAAGCCGAACATATCCATTGCCGAATGACAGTATTTTTCTTTGTTCTCCATCTAACCAAGTAAACCACTCATCCTTATGCTTTTCAAACTCCGCCATAGTCCACGGCCGAAGTTTTTTCTCTTGTTTTACTTTTACTTGAGCGATACATTCAGGATATAGCAACAAAAATTTTATTAGCATTTCAGTATTGCACCTGCTTTTTCCGAACGTTAGCAGTTCATTTTTAACGCTAAGATCAAACAAAAGTTCTATTTTCTCTTGGAACTTCTCCACCAACTCATCCAATCTCATGCCGTCGGCGGTTAGGTCGGCTATGCGATACTTCTCTTTTTTAAAATTCCACGATGGATTATCGTCGTATAGCCATGCAAGTTCTGCATCTACTTCAATTTTAGCCCCATTCTCGTGCGCCCGCATAACTTGCCAAGGCTTAATAGTTAATTTCTCCATAGTTATTCGTCTTTAGGTAAAACTGCGAAGTGAGTAACTCTTGAAATAGTTGTGCCATTTTTGTAGCAATTGTAATATTTGCCTCCTAAGTGCCTACTAACTTTCCCTTGCATAAACTCTTTGCTATTATAAGCAAGAACTTCGTCTATAATTTCTTCTGTCGTAATCTCTTCGATCGGTTTAAGCCTTAGCGTGTAAGTTTTGTCTACTTCCATAACTATTTTTCGTTTAGATTAAACTCCTTTGAATGATGATCGTTGAACACCGCAACGAGCATTTTAATTGAATCTTTAACAGTAGCACCATGTCCAGAACACACAACGCGCGTTTCTTTATCGTTCGTGTGAAGTGATGCGAAGAACGTCTTGCTGGTTCCGCTATATCCAGCCCGAATAGTCAGTCCGGTTTTATCGCATATTGACTTTATGTTCTTTAGCATTTCTTTAGAGTGTCAAGTTTAACGTCAAAATTCTTTGTTCTGTCCGTTACAAGTTCAACAAATGCAGTCCCGCTTCGTTCGTCAATCTGCATTACCGTAACTCGCTTGCCTGTTAAGTTTGTTGGTATTCCGGATGTGTTCGGCCAATCGTGCCATGATAACGCTTCTTTATCGTAGCATGTGTATGTTTTTCCTTTGAAAACCGTTGCAAATAAATTACCGGTTTCCTGTTCTTTTGTGCCACTCATTTATTGTCTCTCCTTTCTTTAAAATTCCTTTTAGCGCCATGCCAGTCCCATTGAAGTTAGGCATCGGTATTGGCTGTCTTTCGTAATTCGCAACTGATCCGACATAGTTGCCACGATTAGGCGTGTCTACAACAATGTAATTTATTCCGCTAAATGTTTTTACTTGAAAATTTATCATGTTACAATTTTACCCCTGTTACTAAATCACCATTCATCACAATCGAAAACCTGCCTAAATTTTGGCTCGTTTTGTTTTGCCAAAGCAATACCTCGCATCTATCCATTAACGCTATTTTTCGCTTCTTTTTTGTGCCTTTTACAGCGAATAGGCGAACGGTTAACGAGTCGCCTTTAACAGATACCGAACGCGCTCTAATTTCGTGGCCTGAATTTCTACCGATTGGCATAAATTCGACTAACTTGGCTGGTTTTTTAATCATACTGCTTTGTTTTATTTCCCGCAATTTACTAATACAACAACTACCAGCAATAACTTTTTGCAACTATTTTCGCTTAAGTGACTAATATAGAATTATTCTAAATAGCGTGCTATTCAAAGAATTGGTAGAAATTCCACGCTAATGCTGCACAAATAGCCAATACAACAGAGTAAACCGCAATATTAACGATCAAAAGAAGCGTTTTTTTTATTGTCAATTCATCGTGGCGGGTGTTCCACTTTTTTGCTGACTCATCTTCATCAAGTGACTTTATCTCGATCATGCAACTATTGCAGGTAACAGAATGCATCCATCCTTGATAGTAATAACGATATTGCTCTGGGGTTTTTCCGCAAAACGGACAAGGCTTAAGGGTTGTTTTCATGGCTGATCCTGTATTGATTTTTTTAAATCGCAAATGTTTGGCATTAATTCAGTTGTTTTGACTGAGTCTAAATTTCTTTTTCTTGCAATATATGAGTGCATTAACGTCGAATTAACAGCGCACCTAAATTGCTTTGTCCTTATTTCTTCAACGTAAACAAAATAAACTTCAAGAAACTGGCAATCAAAACATGCGTGGTGGTTAACTGGATTTTTCTTGCAATACTTTTCGTGGTGCGTAAGTTTGTTGATCGAAACTTTACCGCAAAAATCACACTTGTATGCTTTAATTTGTTTCATGGCTATTCGTTTATTAGTGGATAATTCCAAAATGACAATTTGCCATTAGCTGGTATTGGTTCTGGAAACTTTATCGGGTTTGCAAGCACCCAGTTATAAGTTGGCTTAATGAAAATATCTGCAAACTTATCCGTTTTCTCAGCCCAAACGCTCGGATGGTTTACGACACAATCAACGATTTCAACCGAACCGATTATTGCACCGGTTTGCATACCGCTAAAAGAATAACCATTATAACCTATTTCTTCATCGTCATATTTGTGAATAATACCAAGATTATTAAGGGCATTTTTAACCATCAAATCACTAATACAGATTTCTGCATTTTGCTTATTCCAAGATTTAGCAGCGTGAACCAATACCCGGCCTCTATATTTTGTCGGCCATGTTCTGTTTTCGATGTCTTTAATTCCTTCAACTATTAGCGAAGCCCAAGGCTGCTTGATTGTTATTGTTTTCATTTTATTGTTCCTCCTAGTTATCAATAGTTCTTTTATCAAACACATACACAACTGCATTTCCATGATGTGCAACAACATCTGCTTCTGTTACGTTATCCGCAGTAAAATTTGCAGCAACATATAGCGCGGCTATTCCTCTATCTGTAATTGTCATTGACATTTTTCTAGTCCCACTACAGCTTCCTTTTTCTTTTAAAATTTTGTCAATTCTGGTGCTACTTATCTTATTTGCTCTTTTAACCAAATTGTTTGCCTTTAAAAGAGTTGGCAAATCTTCAGTGATTAGTTCTGGAGTTTCAGTAATATGAACTCCATTTGCAATCATGGTCCACTGCACCATCTTGCCTACTATTTTCCGTGCTTCTTTTATTTTCATAGCTAAAATGTTGGTTTAAAATCGTTGTTAAAATGGAACGTTTGTTTCTTGTTCGAAATTCTCAATCGCATTAAAAAATTCATCCTTATACGGCTTTTCTGGTTCGCTTTTTTCGGCTAAATAATTGTCGAACGACCACTGCCCGAACTCTGTGTTTTCTAGTTCGTAACGTCCATTCTTAAAGTTGTAAGAAGCCTGAACCGTTCCACCATCTCCAAGGTGCTTAAATTTCACCTTAAGAAAGTGAATAAATACTTGGTTTACATTTCTATCCCGGTAGACAGTGATACCGTAATCCGCTTTATTGTAAAAGTTAGCCGATCCGTTAATATCATACAGGTTTGGAATGTCGTAATTTCCGGCCGCATCTTTCCCCATTTTGCGAGGGTGTGCAACTAAGGCAACTAGCACATTATTTACCCGGGCAAACATTACCAGTTTATCAAGAAACTTACTAATATAATTCGTTTCTGATTCACCTGTTTTCATCGTATGCTCCAACTTGTTGTAAGGATCAATCACGAGGACCTTGATACCTCGCTTTTTTACTAGGAATTTTGCCTTTTCAAGTATATTGTCGATGGTCATATCTTCCTCCGGGTTGATAAAGAAGAAGTTTTCTTTAACATAATCGAACGATTTTTCAAAATCCTCCGTCTTAATCACGCTTGCAGAAAACTCTTTGCCGACAATCTTACTCGCAATCTTTGAATAGTGATATTTAACCGGCCAGTTCTCCGGGGAAAAAAATGCAGTCTTCCAACCATGCACAATATTTAGCCTAGTCGCCAAAAAATCCACAAATTCAGATTTTCCATGTCCCGGAATGCCGGTAAAAATTGCAAGCCTTCCAAGTTCCCAAGTGCAAGCGGTGTCAAATTGATCTCCGATCCCTGCTCCTTTTTCCATTCCATTTACGAAAAGGCTGTAAATGTCATCGTAATGGTTCGACAGGTTAACAATTCCTGTGACTGGTATTTCAATAGCGTTTTTTATGGTGTCTTTTAGCTCCAATCCACCATAAGCACACAAATACTCGTTCGCGTCCTTTTTGTCCTTAAAATTGACGATTTTGCACCTTTCTGCCCCGAATCGACGTATCAACTCGTCACGTAATTCAAAACCTTTAACGTCATTGTCGGATGCAACGTAAATTGTTTCCATTGCGTCAAACAACTCAATGCAATCATCTAAGTATTGAAGGTTCTTGTTTGCGCCGTTAGGAACCGAAACAACATTATCAACCCCGCAAGCCATATAGCTGAGTGCGTCTATCTCTCCCTCAACAATTACGCATTCATTTTTGCCTTTAATCGCGTCAATGTTAAACAGTATTAACTTTGCGCCTTGTGAAAGTTTGAAGTTCTTGGCTCCGTCTCGGTATTTAATGTTTACCAATTGCCCGGCCTCGAAGTAAGGGAAACAGATTACGCTCGCTTCTTTCCCGACTTGCGGCATAAATTCAGTATCTGAATACACCTTGGCAGCCAATAGCGTTTTTTGGCCTATCATCCGGCTTTCGAACCACTTCAACGCTTGATCTGTTAGCGAGGTTTTGTTTTTCCAAACCGGTGCAGTATATTCTTTTTGCTTTTCTTGCTCCCGGAACAAAACGAAATTAGCGTCGCAGTGATGACAGTGGCCGGCCTGTTTCGATTCGTTCCAAGAAAAAGATTTAGCCTTTTGGTTTTTCCTTTTGCTCGAACATTCCGGGCATGGCATATTGTTCTCACCTGCCTTATGTGCCTCAATAGTGTATGTGTTCTTTGTAGAAAGAGAAACTATCTTTATCATCTTGGCATGTGGTGTTTAGGAATAACAATTGGTTCGGGCTTGCTTTCGATATTAAAAAGATTTTTAGCATTTGCCGCAATTGCAGCATTAACCAATTCAGTAGCCTTAACAATGTTGTTTTTGCTGTAATTCTTGAGAATCTTAAACGAAGCCTCAATGCTCGCTTGGTTATCGAATTTATCTTTACTGTTTTGCTTAAATTTAAACCATTCATCAAAAATCACACTAATAGGTTCGTCTTTTAAAAATTCAAAAGAAAATTCAAATTTTTCTTTTATTCTTTTATTCTCCTCTTCTATACTATCCTCTCCTATCCTATCCTGCTTTGGGGGTGGCTTTAGCGAGGCTTCAGTCTCGGTTAAGGGTGGCTCAAGGGTGGCTAAAGGGTGGCTAAAGGGTGGCTTTTTGTTTCCTCTTCCTCCTTTTCGGCCTGATTCTCTTAATTGTTCCCTATAATCAAGGTGTTGAAGTATTCTTTTAGAAAAGAAACCTATCTCGTTTTCCTCAAAAAGTCCAATTTTTACAAGGAAGTCAATTATGATAGTAAGTTTCTTTTTTTCTACAGCCAAACCTAAAGATAAACCTCCGATAGATTCTCTAGTCAAATAACCGTTAGCTTCGCATAAATTTTCCAAAATTGCAAAGTATAACCCGTAACCGTGCCATCCAAATTCAGAACGTAGTTCCAATATCTTTTGATCGTTTCTAGCGTTGTAGTCGTGATCAAAATAAAATGAACTTTTAGCCCCCATATTACCTAAAATTAAGCAATTTCTCAATCTTTTTGGCCTCACAAAGCAGCCATTTTTCAGATTTCAACCGGCTGTCAAGTGTTGGCCTTGTAATATTAAGTTGCTCGCAAAGCCAAACCTTAGTTTTCTTTTCACGTCGTAATCCGATAATTACTTTTTCGCTAAATGTTAATTGTTCACCCATATAATTAGTATTAGTTTGTTTGCAAATATAATAATTATTTTACACAACAGCACAAAAAAATAACTATTTCAGAATTTTGGCAAGCCAAACTAGGCCTTTGTTTGTATTTCTTTTTGTTGTCCGTATTTCATGTAATACATTCGCCTCATTTCATTTAAGAGTTTCGGTTGACTATCTATGTATTTCATGTCGATTGCAAATGCAAGCCTAGATTCTACCTCTTTTAACTCCTTCAATTGCTCGGTAGTTGCAGAATTTCTTATACCGGGTTCGTGACGGTCAAAAATAATATAATTTAACGCCTTTGCTATTCCTATGTAGTCAACATTATCGAATCTAGAAATAGCACGGCTTAGATCAACGTAAAAATTACCGGCCTCGATTCTATTAAGTATCAACTTATCTGTTATCCACGTTATCGCAGTAGCGTAAAATTCAGGGGATAATTCCAAGGCTATTAAAATCCAAACATAGGGATTAACCCACGTTGTTTTAGTATGCCTTGCTCCTGTGGTTCGATACGCTCCGTATGCTTTCAACGTAGTAGCAATACCTTTAGTATCAACCATATCTATAAAAGTAGACAGGTCTACTTTTATAATGTTTTGCTTTTCAAGTATATAGAATATACGTTCAACGTTCTCTTTTCTTGAAATTAACTCTGGAACGTGTTTATTTGTCCAACCCTTATTCGTTCGGATTTCATTAAAACAGTCTTCCAAGTCTGACAAATTAAGGAATCCAGTTTTTGTTTCTTGCCGAATAAGCGAGCCAAAAAGTTGCCTATCATTGCTTTTCATCACTACGTTAGTTTTCATAACACTATAACTTATTAGTTTTATTGTGTAAATATACGAATAATTACAACAATACAGCTAAAAACAAACATTTCATTGCTTAATTATTGTTTAAATTTCACTGTTTGCATCAACGCAAAATTGCGTTTACATTGATTTTCAGGCATTTGCTTGATTGTTTCGCTTATTGCTCGCATAACGTCGCTGTGACGTTTACCGAACTTCTCAGCAACAAGTAAACTTGTAGTTACCGCATTGCCTTTGGTTGATTTGATTACGATTTGCATAACTACTCGTTTTCAGTTTCAAATTCACTCGGACTAATTTCTACACCATCTTTAAAAACGCGGCTATTTTTCATACCGATTTTAGCAAGGTATAGACTAACCTCAGTTGAGGTGGATAGTGTCGTTTCTACCGTGTATCTTCCACCGCATAGAGCGTGATATGTTGCGTTCATCTCATCGAGTAACTCATAAATTGAGTCATATCCGATTGATTTTGCAAATTCGTTTTGGTTATCTGCTGAATTTAGCATTAAAAACGAGTTTTTTTCTTTGCGAAAATACACATGAATACCTTTCATGTCGAATTGCGCCATCGTTTCGTTGATGGCTTGTTGGTTTATGTTCATAGTGAGTTAATGTAATTGGTAAATGATTCAGAAATTGCGTCGATTTTGTCAGCAAATAGCACTATTAGCGATATTGCAACGATGCAAATGAATATGAAACCGATCAAGCATCCGAAAGCCTTTACGCCTTCTTTTGACTGATCCTTTAGGTCGATAAATTGTTCGTGCTTGTTCATAGCGATTAGGTTTTTAAGTGTTCAACAAAAATAATCTAAGTGAATTAATTCGAGCAATAAAAGTGTATGTTGTGCAACATAAAAATGGACAATTTTGCTTTGTTGGCTTAATTAGCATTATTCTAATTTTTGATGCGGTTATGAATTTTTTACCGATCCAAAAGCCAACGCTACAACAATTCATTGACTGCTTTATTTTGCGTCCTGTTTTTAAATTGTAAAGTTGCTTATCACTGCCAAAGCCATAGCCATCAATTCCGTTTATTAGCCAAACAATTTCAATATGTTTTGTTATTGATTGCATGTTAGTTAGCATTTGGTAAAGGTTGGTTTAGCAATGAGTTATGCACAAGTTTAAGAAAACAGCGTCTGTGCATTTATTCGCTGTTCTGCTATTTTGAAATACTGCTCGTCTTTTTCTATTCCGATAAAGTTTCGGTTAGTGTTTTTACAAGCTACTCCTGTGCTTCCGCTTCCCATTGTTAAATCAACCACCAAATCACTTTCATTACTAAAGGTCTTAATCAAATCTTCGAGCAATAAAACAGGTTTTTGCGTTGGGTGGTAGCCGTTGTAATCCTTTTTATATTTCAGTATGTTGCTTTTGTATTTGTTGCCTTCCCAAAGGTTGAATGTGCTATTACAATATTTATCATTCATTTCTGTTAATTCTTCAAAACTAATAGGAAACTGATAAACAGTATTTAATAAATCCCAATGTGTTTTATTAATTGGCTCAATTTGCTTATAATTCCAATCTAATTTATGTTTTGCAATAGTTTTGGCACTTTCAATTGATGAAGCTATTCCGCTATTGTAATACAAGTTAATTATTTCCTCACTATTGTAATAAATATCAATATCGTCCTGCATTTCTTTTAAAAACCGTCTAATTGGATTTGAAAGTGAACTATCAAATTTTTGGTTAAATATCAATATCTCTTCCATATAGCTAACAGGTGCTTTATTTACACCCAAAGCATTTGCAAAATCATTCTTTTCCCAATACATTTTATAAATAAACGGTAACTCAAATGTTTGCTCTTTCATTAATTCAAAAGAAAACGGTTCTTGGCTAAACAAAATCATTTTACCATTTTTACGAAGTATTCTATTTGCTATTTGAAAAATCTTTTTTGTGTCAATAACACTATCCCATTTTTCGCCAGTATTTAATTTTTTATAATTACCTGCATTTTCTTTCATTGTTATTATTCCATAAGGCAAATCGGTTAAAATTAAATCAACTGAACCGCTTTTAACGTGTTCGTGTTGCTCCAAACAATCGCCTAAAAAAACCTGTGCATAACACTCGCTATAAGTAATGGCGGGTGTAGTGGGTGTATTATCATTTGTGCTTTCTATTGTCATTTGTTATATTTTGATAGTGAGTAGTTCCAAGTCCGCCACTACTCATAGCGGAAACGTTAGGGGCAAGCATAAAAACAGCCTGCCCCAATGAAACTACTCTACTTTTTCGTAAGTTTTTTCAAAAATGTCAGGCTTGCAAGGATAAATTTCACCATTTACGCCACAAATAATCCAATCATTTGGATTGGCTGTCATTTCGCCTTCTAATGTTTGAATTTTAGCCCACTGTGTGTTGTGGATTTTTTCAGTATAACCCACTGATACTTTTTTTTCATTCATTGCTTCGATAAACCATGTTGGAACTGGATGTTGTCCAGTCGTTGTTTCCCATGTTAATTGAAACGCTTCAATAACTACTGGTTTTTTTCTAAATTTTGCCATAAAATTTGTTTATAAATGCCAGCCCCTAACAACTGGTAGCAGCAAAGCGGGGTATTACGGCATATTTAACTTTACTGCTATTTATCTTGTTCGGCTCGTGGGATAGTGCATCGGTTTTAAATCCCGCTCTGCAATGCTACCCGCAGCCGTTAGCAATCAGTTTGTTTTATCTGCAAACCACACTTTTCACAAATTGGATTATCGTATTCAAATGGGTCTTCTGGTCTTGGCACACAGCAATCGCAAACCGAATTGCTAACA